AGGGAAACATAAGTGATTACTTATTAAAAAAATATTCTCAGTTGATTGATTTGTGTTCCATATATGAGTCTTCAATTTTTATAAAATCTAGAAGTAATTCTGTAATATGGATTGTTGATCAAAAGAGAATAGGAATTAATTATGAAGGACCAGGATTATGTGAAGTTTACTCCTTTGGAATTTTAACTTACATATGTTTAATATATGACAATGAGTATTATCTATTTCCAAATAAAGATTTAAATTCAATCAAGTTAAGTAAGCAATCAGCTTTCAAGATAATAAATCTCAGAAACATGTATCAGTCAAGAAGAATAAACGAACTCAAAGCTAAATTAACTCATATACTAACAGCAAATAATTTTTCAATAAACGAGTTAAATTGCTTTACCAAATTAAAATTGCAAGAATATTCAGGCAAACTTCATTTCTCAGTGGAACGCCTATTCTACAAACCTGGAATAAAAGTTGTAGTTAAGTCAATTAATGATTATTCATTTAATATACTTTTCAATGAAAATTTCTTCAGACAGACTGAAGATAAATTTCTCTCTTGGGATACAGTCAGTTTAAAGAAATCCAGAGATACTATAACAATTGAACCTAATAAAAAGACAAAGATCTTAAAAGAAACTGTAGTTGCTGATTATATGAAAGATTGCTCAAACAGTGTTTTAGTGAAACAAACAATGGAATCAGTGAGAAACTATTTATATAATTTATCAAAATCTTATGCTGTAATGAATTTGGATGAAACCGAAGATTTTGAAATTTCATGGTGTAAAAAACATGTTAAGTCACATTGTTATTTAAGTAAATATGGAACAACAAAAAAACTTGATGAATTCATGGATATAAGACCTTCTGTAAACTTTATAACTATATGTAAACATGACGGTTTAATAAAACATGATAAAACAATGAATAGAATAAAAACATTTAATCTAAAATCTGAAGAAAAAGTAAAAGAAGCTGATTGGATTAAAGAAATGATCGTAAAAGCTAATAAATTTAAAACCATAGATCAAGAAAAATATTTTGAAAACGCAAAACTTATAAGAAATTATATCACATTAATTGATTCAGTCAGAAAATCTGATGATTACAAGTTAAATATTGATAATGATAACATGAATGAAAAATCCTGGATTGATGATTATTTGAAATCAAGTGATTATATCAAAACATATGAATATATAAAATATAATACTGATAGGTTTTTAAAGGAAGTGTTTTCATGCACTAAACTGAAATTAAATCCAGTTTTAAAAATACTAACTATAGAAGAAATATATTATCTGATGTATTGTGGATGTGTACCTTCTAGTATTATGGAAATTCTATCATCTGGAGTTTTGAATAAATTAAAATGGTTTTCAGAAGATCAAGTGGATATGATGTTCACAAGAGGGTTAAAACTATATGGAAAATATGATTTTATGAGTGCTGAAATAATCATGGGTAGATTATCACTTCCGTTAGCACCCAAACCTAACATACCAGATAGTGAAAAAGGGCCAACTATTAAATATTCAGGGTTAGAAAATGATGAATCTCGAAATAAATTGATTTATAAGGAAATGAAACTAAAAGAGTTGATTGATTCACTATCGAAAAAAGAAATAGCTCTTCAGAAGCTAAAAATTAATTTGTTGGAATTTGAAAACAAATTCAATTCTATATTACAGCCTTTAAAAATCAGAGGCTCCATTCCAAGTGTTATCTTAGATCACCTAAATAACATTAGAGAAGAAAATAGAGTAAACCAAAAGAATGTCTTGAACAAACTAAAGAGTGATATTTTCGATATTGACGCTAGAATTTTAGTTGATAAATGTTTTATTGAAGCCTTAAAGGAGGATATAAATGAAATTAATCAAAATTATTATCCTAATGATTATTATCATAATCTTTTACTTCATTACTCATTAATCAAAGGAAATGATGAAACTTTAGAAAGAAGAATATTTGAGGATAGCATATTATATGATTACAACCGTTCTTTTGATTTATCATTTTTAGAATATCACCCCGACTCAAAAAACAATGTTTCAGAAGAGAGCGTTTATCTAATATTCAGTTTATTGGAAATGTGTGAGCTAAATGAGAGAATTAGATTTTACAATATAACTCCAAAAAAAGAGATTTGGTTAGTTTCTGAAGCTGTTACGACTGGTGACAGAGAAATTAATATTCAAAACATAATAAATAAATTAAATTTTGATTTAAATGAAGAATTTGACAAATCCAAATACATGGAGATTGAATTGGATGATGATCAAAAAGACGAAGACGCTTTTGCAGAAAAGGATCATCCAGAGTTTATAAAATTAATTGAAAAAGAAGGATATAGTGAATTTGATTCCTATGATAAAAAGTTATTTCAGGTTAATGACGAAAATCAGAAACATCTTTTGCTTACAGTAAATCTTAGAAGATTAGAAAAGATGAAGAAACTAATCAACACCAAAGATTATAAAAATAATGAGCAATACGAATTAAATGATATAGTAAGAACTGATAATGAAGATATCACTAAGTTGAATGATTTCTATGAATCTCTCTCTAAATCAATGAAAGATCAATTAGATTTCATTGACAATCTAAAAGATCTTAGTGTCAACGAATCCAGATATTTAGAATGTAAAGATTTAGATGAATTAACAGAAATTAGAAAGTCAGAGGAAAAAATTTTAAAAACTGAAATATCAGTTCACGATCAAAGAAGTTTAAATAGATATTCAAAACATGTTTCTTTAGACCAGGAAATAAATTACAATAGGTCAAATATTCTTGATATAATGAGTAATTATGAGTTAGGTTTTATGCATTCATCTGTTTCAGATAAGTCCTCTAAGTTCAACAAAGGTAACATTTCTAAATACACATATCAAATTAAGAAAACTACCATGATGAATCTGTATGATAAAAATTTCCATGGACTATTGAAGGATTTCCAAAAACTAGTTTACAAAGATAGTAAATTAGAGTCAGGTTCAATATTATCATATTTAACGTGTGTTTATGCTTATGTATTGACTAATCCAAATAATTTTGATATACAAAATTATGCTTCAACAAAATTCACTCTAGAGCTCTTAATCAATTTACTAATAACCAATCATGATTTAAACTTCGAATTTGTTGAGTTTAGATGTTTAATTAATGATCTCAAAGAGCT